AAAATGATATTCTTTCAATTACTCAAGCAACTTACAGCAGTAATGGATATATTGATTCTTTTCAATATAGAGAGTTCTTAAAAAAAGTTGATACTATTTATAGAAAGTCTGGCAAAGATTCAATTTATATTTCTGCAAATGGACTTATTTATCAAATAAAAGACAGCACAGGTGGAACATTATCAAGAGCAGTAGATACAATTCAAAGAGAATCGGGAAAAGATTCTATCATATTCACTATTTTAGGCAAAAGATATGCAATTAAAGATAGTACAGGAGTAGGTGGTGCTGCAACAAGATTAACAACTACAGTATATAATAATTCAGGTTCTACAATAACTAAAGGAAGTGTAATTTATATTAATGGAGCACATTCATCTAATTTACCAACAATAGCATTAGCAAAGGCAGATAAAGAATCTACTTCTGCATATACTTACGGATTGGTAGAAACTGATATTCCTAATAATTCACAAGGAACAGTTATTCAAAATGGAGTTATTACAAATTTAAACTTGCCTACATCAACTTATACAGATGGACAAACTTTATATTTAAGTCCTACAGTTGCAGGAGGCTACACATTAACAAAGCCATTAGCTCCATATCATTATGTAGCTATTGGAACAATAACAAGGGCACATCCAAATTTTGGAACTATACAAATAGCAATTAGAAATGGGTTTCAACTTGATGAACTTTCAGATGTTAAAATTGCTTTAGTTCCTTTAGATTCTACTATTTTACAATTTAGTAGAGTTGATTCATTATGGCATGATGTAAATCCTACAACTGCTATGGGCAATAGATTTGTAAAAAACATATCAAGAGTAGCAGGTAAGGATAGTATAATTTTCAATATTGGTTCTACAAGATATGCAATTAAAGATAGTACAGGAAGTGGAAATCCTGCTGGTAATAATGGGTATGTTCAGTTTAATAATTCAGGTTCATTTGGTGGAGATTCATCTTTATTTTGGAATAATACAAATAAGCGTTTAGGATTAGGAACTACACAGCCACAAAATAAATTAGATGTTGTGAGAGGTAGTATAATAGGTGGAATGAATCGAGGGGAATACGAAACAGCTTCTTTTTCTAAAGACGGAGATATAAAATTAGGGGTTTATACTTCTGATACTTATGCTTCAGGTTCAGGTTCATCTATTGCATTTGGTAATACAAAAAATACAAATTTAGATGGATACTATCCTGGCTTTGATATTCAAAATGTAAATGATTCAGGTAATTTTACTGGATCTTATATGAGGTTTAATTATTTTGGAAGAAATGAAGCAGGCGTAGTTTCAGTAGCAAATGCTAATTTATTTAATATTTATGCAGATGGGAAAGTTGAACTAAATCCTACTTCTTTCGGCTTGTCAGTTACTCCAAGATTAATAGTTGGTGATGATAATACAGGAGCTAATTTTGAAGTTTCAGGAAATGCTTATATAGGAAGTGGATTATATTCAGGTGGAAATTTAACATCTGCTCAAGGATTCTATACACAATCATCAATTCATAAGCATATAATATTTACAAATGATACTGATGCAAATCCATATTATGCAACAAACGATGATAATGTAATTATGTATACAACAGATATTGACCCTGCTACAATTTACTTGCCTGCTTATCCTGATGAAGGACAAGAAATAATTATAAAACACATAGGAATAAATGCAGAACTTTATCAATTATATGTTGATGGTAATGGACATTATATACAATATGGTGAAGGTGGAACTATGACAATAACAATTTCTGATGTAGCACCTCATTGCACAACACTTATATATGGAATTGATAATAATGTTGGAAGTTGGTATGTATTAAGTGTTAATTAAAAAATAAATAAAAATATAAAAATGACAAAAATAGAACCTATAACATTCCCAATTAAAGGAACTGCAACAAATTTAGATTTGAAAGTTAATGGCTTTTCAATGGATGCTAAAACTGCTGACTTTCATTATCGTTTAACTTCTGATGGAGATTTGCATTTATTGAAAGCAGGTAAAGTTATTGATGAAGGAAACTTGACAATGACTAAAGAAGAATTTGCAGAATGGGGTTCTGATAATAATTACTGCATTCAATGGGCAGCTGACAAACTTGGTTTAACTTTAATTCCTTAAATATGTACAATTCACTTTCTAACTTTCTATTGATGATTCTCATCGGACTTATAGCTTTTATAGGTAAAGTCATTTATAATAAAATTGAGAAATTAATAGATGAGATAAGACAGATTATGATTTCAGACATGGCTAATAAAAAAGATATTGAAGTTTTAAAATTAACATCTGCAAATCATGAAAATAGAATTTCTAAACTTGAAAATATATAATATGAAAAGTAACAAAACAACTATCTTAGGCGCTGCTTTAGCAGTATTGGTAGCTATTCAGCCAATCATTGAAGGTACTGGGTATCATTTTGACAAAGAAACTATTAATAAACTTTTATTTGCAGGATTATTAGCTGCCTTTGGTTATTTAACTAAGGATCATGATGTAACAGGAAAATCATAATGTATGCGATTATTTTTTGTATTTGTATGTTTATTGCTATCATCTTGCTATACACAGCAGAAAGCGACAAATCAGATTATTAAGGCTAATTCAAATTTTCCTGAAGTAGTTGCTAAACAAACTGCTCTGTGGTATCCATGCAAGACTATTAAATCCGTTTCTGATTCAAGTAAGTACAAAGTATGGAAAAAGAAATTGGACTCTTTAAATAGCCTTAAAATTGATTCTGTTTTAATTACAGATACTTGTTATTTATTTGACACAATTGTCAAAAATAAACTTGTCACAGATTGCGAAATAATTGTGACTAAGTATAGAGAGATAATAAAATCTTTACCTGCTATTCATGATACTATCATAGAAATTGATTCAGCAAATGTATTTAATTTGACTTATCAGAGGGATGCTGCTTTATTGGATAAGTCCAAAATGGAAGTTAGATACAAAGTATTTCGTAAAATATCCATATTTTTATTTTTATTTATTGTAGCTTTATTATTGTTATATGCAAGTAAGCAAAAATTGTATTGATTTAATTAAGAAATTTGAAGGCTTAAGTTTGAAATCCTACAAGTGCCCTGCAGGACTTTGGACTTGTGGATATGGAAACACTCAGTGGGAAGATGGAACTAAGGTAAAAGAGAATCAAACTATAACGCTTGATAGAGCTGAAAAACTACTAACGTTTTGGGTTAATAAATACGCTAATAATATAACAGTTAAATGCAACCAGAATCAATTTGATGCCATGGTTTCATTTGCCTATAATACCGGAATAGGTAATTTCAATACAAGTACATTAAAAAAGAAAGCAATTGTCAATCCTAATGATTCATCTATTAGAGATGAATTTATGAAATGGGTTAATTCAAATGGAAAGCAATTAGCAGGACTTGTGAAAAGAAGAGATGCAGAAGCAAATCTATACTTCAAAATATGAATCTAAAACAAGTTAGGACTAACAGAAAACGCTTATTTTTTGACATTGAGGTTTCAGCAAATATCGGGTTATTTTGGCAATCAGGATTTAAACTTAATATAGGTCCTGAAAGCATTATCAAAGAAAGGGCTATTATCTGTATATGTTACAAGTGGGAAGATTCAAAGGAAGTTCATTCTTTAGAATGGGATTCTAAGCAATGCGATAAAAAGATGCTTCAGAAGTTTATTCATATTGCTAATACTGCTGATGAGTTAGTAGGACACAATGGCGATAAATTTGATTTAGCATGGATAAGAACACGATGCTTATTTCATCGGATTGATATGTTTCCTGGATATACTACAATAGATACTTTAAAAATAAGCCGGTCAAAGTTTAAATTCAATAGTAATAAGTTAGATTATATAGCTAAGTTTCTTGGTGTAGGAGAAAAGATAAAAACTGACTATGGTATGTGGAAAGACATTATGCTTAATAAGTGTAAAGCATCAATGTCTAAAATGGTAAAGTATTGCAAAATGGATGTGGTAGTTCTTGAAAAAGTTTACAAAGAATTATCAGTACATATTTTGTCAAAGGTTCATTACGGAGTTATCTTTGGGCATGATAGAGGATCATGTCCTGAATGTGGT